TGACGGTGAATAATAGGCTAAAGTTAAATATTTTTTACAGATATCTAACTCAAGTGCTTCCTCAAATGTAAGTTCTTGGCGTTGAACTTTATTTCCATCGGAATCTTTCCGATCTTCTTGATTATCTATATCAACGATTACCATGCCCGCTTTTATGACACCGGTTGATTCGGACTGCCTCTTTCCTTCAAGTAAGTGCCAAGCACATAACCCGTATCCTTGAGCAAGTTCAGCAGCCAACTCAGGCGCTGATAATTCCTTTGCATCCCAATTGAGATTAAAAGCCGCAAAATTACCGCCTATGGGTATCTTGCCAGTCTTAGGGTGGACGTGTTTAGCGACCTCTTCGTTTACAGAACAAATGAACTTCATGGTGTGTCTTGGATAGCTTAGTCTGATAGCAAAAGGGCTTTTAACCCGAAAGAAACTATGTAAACTTGCGGCCTAGTATCTCGCTGATCGGTCACGTAGTAGTGGTCTGCATATCGTAATATTGCTTCACAACCTCGAACCAACTTTCTTCATCTCTTTCAATTTCTTCGGCGCCAAATGTAAACACCTGAGTACTAAATTCTTTTATTGCTGTGGCCACTATTATCTGAGTTTTGTCTATTTTAATGCCCAGACAACTTTCAGCTGCGGCTTTATACGCAGCTAACTGCAGTCTTGTTTTCTTTACTTTAAATACACCGGAGATCAAAGCCTTTCTAGTTTGGTCGCTCATTACTTGGTCTTTCTTTGGGAATTTTGCAGCGTAGGGCCCGTTACTGGTTTTAAAGTCAGCCAAAATTATTTCGGCGTTTTCGTTCATGTAGATCAAGTCACAGCAACCGGCGTAACCGTGCCCCGTGGTTGGGTCGTAATAGTGGATTCGCCCAACCCCGTCGTCACCAACATATTTGCTCCACTTAGGTTGATTAAATGGTTTTTCTGACCACAGTACTCGACCACCGTGCATGAGTTTGTCTACAAGTTCTGGTAGGTCATCCCAGAATAATTTGTACTTTTCTGGGGGAACAACACGCAGGCCTTTTAAATAATTTTCAACACTGCTGTGAACCCAGTTACCTCTTTCAGCTGCTTGGTCGGCAACACCAGGATTCATCAAGTTCCAGTGTACTAATTTTTGACGTGTTTTTTCTGTCTGCGCCGTACTTAAAATGGATGTGACGGAGGGCAGTGGTTTAGGAACGCCGTTGCAAACGTAGTGCCTTAAACCATTTAAAGTTACCCTTGTTTGAGTCACGATGTGTATGCCAACTTATACAAGTCTAGAAGGAACTTAGGACTGTATTCTTTTCATTATCATCTTCATCATCCTCATCATTCTCATCATTCTCATCAGTATCCTCATCATCATCTACAAAGAACTCTTGTTCCTGATATTTGTAATCTCGATTACGTTGGTCCAAATCATTCATAAGACAGAGCGCCGCAGAAAAACCGTCAAGGGTGATTGTTGCACAGTCTTCACCTGTCCGTGCGTCACCTTGGTGGTCGACGCATTCCGTAAGTAATTGTGTGCTGATTAAAACTGTTGCTATTTTTTCAAGCTTGAGAATTTGTTCTTTTTGTAGAGCTACAAGCTGCTCTATTGCTTTCTGCAGTTGGTCACTCATTGGTGGGAGTCCTGGGGCGGAGCCAGCTTACTTCGTAATCGATAACTGTACCTGTAAATCTTTGTTCTTGTTTTTTGAAGAAGAACCACCCTGATGTCACTGAGTCTTTTAGTTGTTTACCGTCCGCACGGAATGCCGGTCTGGGACTTAAAATCTTTAGATTTACTAAGGATGCTGATTTAAGAAACGTTTCGCGGTTCCGTACAGGCTCAAGAAAAGTAATCCTATCAAGAATGCAAACACCTTGAGTCGCAACGTCTAGACCGTATTCGACAATCCATGGAGTGTACTCTTTTAATCCTTGGGTTACAGCGATGACCCAGTCGACCTTCCCTCTCTGAGTTTCCCACCAGGTTTTATCTTGTATATTGTTCTCCAATGTGTTTGTAACAATGTCTGTCAAACCAGATTCTTTTACTTGCTCTAAAAGCTGCCCGTTAAAATCTGCGGGGAGAAGGATTGTGCCAGAGCATAATTTAGAATCAGCTACAGGACCGAAAACAAATTTTGGCACGTGGTAAAACGCCATAGACCGTCGATAACTCTTTTAGATGAGAAAAAAAGCGCCCCCTTGCGAAGGCGCATCCCCATGTCCTTAAACAGTTTACGCTAGAAATCCAAACCGGCAGCTTTGAGAGCAGCCTTTTGTTCGTCGTTTAGCTCCTTACCTTTTGATGGTTTGGGACTAGGAACAGGTTCGGGTGTTTCTTCTTTGCTCTTTTTAGGAGTCTCAGCTGCTGGTGGCAGAGACGCTTGCTGGTGTTCGTAAGCACCCTCTAATCTCTTTGGGTTTGTTTCTGCAAAGAGAGTCTTAATATCTGCATGGTCTTCTCCCAGAGGTAGTTCGACCAGATTAGAACCGGGGATAGAAGAGCGAAGTGCAGCTGATACCAACTCTCCTCCACTAGTCTCAAGCCACGATGTGACGTCGTGAATGAGTTTTTTCTCCTCATCAGTTTGTGTTGGGCGATCTTTGAACTCTAATGCGTTGTAGTTTATTTTTGGACCATCAGCACCTGTAAATGAATCTCTTTCGCTAAAGGATTTCTGTACAAACTTTGTGCTCGTTATAACTTCACCTACATTTATACGGTTGTTATACAGAGTTTGGAAGTAAGTGATAAAGTTTTTTTGGCTTGACTTGCCGCTAATAATACTCGTGCAAACGCACCGTGGAGGCAGTAAACGATGGCTCGGGGAGACACCGATGTAACTAATCCGAATAAACTCTTCGTGCGACCGCATCCCGAGGTTGCCGAAATAGGGTGTAAAACCAAGCAAGACAAACTCAATGGGTATGCCATTGTCGTTCGTGTCAACAATGGCCGCATCAGGATCACTGTCGGATTTCCAACGACGAGCCTGAAGATCAATGCGTAGTGTGTGTGGCGGAATCTGACAAAGGATTTCATCAGCCGAAAATTTGCCTGCGATAAATACCATGATTAGTTAAAGAGAGAAGTCGAGAGAACCGAGAGCAGAAGGAGACACACGACCCTTTTCAGGATCAGCAGCCCGCGTGGGAGCGGCCTTTTGTGTGCGGGGCAGATAAAGAATTTTATCCACGCCATAGTTTAGAAAAATTCGTTCGTCTTTTTCGGATGTGCTTATCCGACCAACAGCAATCGTTGGGGTACCTGCGGCTAGATCTGCCAGCTGAGCTGATAGCTCATTCCAGCAAGAGATTTTCATCCAATTTGTTTCTTGGTTTTCGTCCTGCCAAGCTAAAGATCTGTTTGTGACGGTATTGTCACCAAGCTGATTTTCTTCGGCTTTTGGTCCCAAACCACCCGTGGCAATAAATAAATTAATTGCCAGCAGGTCTTCCCAGTTGTCCTTTCTGACAACCAGCATCGGCTGCATTTTAAGCAGGCCATCGGGATCGGATTTTGTGGGTCCGATAGCAAGAAAGATTTCTTTTTCTTTTAGTTTACTTAGAAGTTTTCCAACGTAGTGATCGGATTTTTGACTCAATAATACTTTGGTTGGGATTTTTCTTTCAGTTGAGGGTAAAGCTTCAGCGTTTAGCTCACAGGAGCCGTCTCGTTCAATTGATTCATTTGTGACTCGTAGGCCAAGAAGCAGGATGTTCATTTTTTAAACAAGCGGTAGATCGAAGAGCGGTGGACTTTAAAAGCCTTAGCAATCTCCTTTACGGGGACGCCTTGGCTTGCGAAGGCTAGCGCCAATTGCTTATCTGCGCTAGTAAGCTTTGATGCTTTCATATTTTTGTAAGTATTGTGAAAAGGGTTTATGCAGTTTTTTCTTTTGCATTTGGGTAGTACAAAAGAATCTCTAGGTATGTCTAAGTACGAAAGTATTAAAGGACGTACGTAATATTTTGTTCCTAACGCATATATTATTGGAGTGTTGTTGCAGTATTTTCCTTGCCAAGTAAAGCATTCTGTATGACTAAAGTTACTAAAAGCTAATTTGTTAAAAAACTTGCTTAGCTCACAAGATTCAATTTGTCCATAGACAAGTGTAAATGCATCTGCTTGCAGTCCTCGTGCAATGTCTACTGCTTGTGCTTTAGCGTGGTTGTTATCGTTAGCCTTTATGCAGAGTTGTAATTCTTTTTTATTTTTTTCTACGACTAAACAATACTCATCCATTTAAATTTGTTATTAGTTTTTAAACCCTAAGCATATCGAGTATAGCGTTGCTACCATCACCTTGAGAAGTTTGTCTTAGCAACGAAGGATTCTGAATTAGATAATCTCTAATCTCCTTGTCGTTATAGCCCTGTAAACGAGCAGCTTCTACATCCGCTCCGCCAAAGTATGTAGCGTCTATACCATATTTTGAAGAAATACCTGTCTTCCCTGGAGATACGTTTTCAGCCTTTACAAAATCTTGAGTTTGTTGTGGATTGTCATATTTTGCTTCAGTCTTTGCTTCTGGTGTTGGCGCTGGCGTTGCTGCTTTAGCTTTAGAGATAAGTGAGTTTGTTAATTCGTCGTAAAGACCACCGCCACCTTTTACGTTTTGTTCCCGTAGAAGACCTGGACTAGCATCTAAATAATCTTTAATTTCTTTATCTGAGAATCCCTGAAGTCGAGCAGCGTCTAAATCTGCACCACCAAAGAATTTCGCGTCGATACCGTACTCTGTCGATATGCCTCTAGTTTTTGGTTGTGCAGTTGCAGTTTTAAATTCTTGTGTTTGCTGAGAATTTGCAAACTTTCCGGCGTTAGCATCCTTTGCAAACTTTGCGGGATCAGCCATTCGTACTAAACCATATCCGCTAGCCCCGCTGCCGTATAAACCTGCATTAACATCCCGCTCAACGTCTGGATTGTTCAATGATTGATTAAGTTTTAAGCTGTCTATTATCCCTTGAGCCACGCTCAATCGTCCTGTACCAAAAAATTGTTGATTTTTATTAAGATAAGCTTTAACGTCATCGTCCGAGAACCCTGCAGCTTTAGCTGCTTCTAAATCTCTTGCTCCAAATCCCGGACCTCCTAAGTTTCCGGTAGAAAAGAAATCGTAAGATTTTTTTGCAGCGGTAGTGGTTGGAGGAGCAGTGAATGCCGCTTGAGCCTGTGGAGTAAGGGAAAACTCCGTGGTTGTTGTAGGGGTTTTAGGTGTCTTATAAGCTAGTACTCCGCCACGGCCTTTCGTTACAGCAGAAGTCTTGAAACCAGGGGCAAACCCCTCAAGTTGTTGGTTTCCTTCCTCATCGTCAGCAAAAAACGACAGTAGATCTAAACCTAGTGCTTGCCCTGCGCCGCGCAGATAGTTTTCTGGGGCTTTAAATCTAGATCTGGTCATGCTTTCAGAAACTCTATCTTTAGTAGTATAGTTTAAAAATTAGACTTAATCCGGGGCTTCAAACGTCTTAAAGCCTGCAAATTGTTTTGCCGCACGTAAATTACCCGTCAAGCGTGGCTCATTCCGTGAGTTTTTTTGCTCTTCTGGTCCCTGCGGCTCTATCTTTGTCTTTTTTCTATAGGTTTCGCGTAGATCTGGAAAGTACTCCATAAGTGTTGAAGCGTCCGTGGAATCATCGACTGCGATTCCAAAATAATCTCCGGCGTATCTAGTGGCCATAATTAAACTTTTTTTAATTTTACTCGTTTTCTAAGAAAAAACGTCTCAAGTCAAACCCCGGGCCGATTAAATTTTTTAAAACTCTCATATTCAGTTTAGCCTCATCGTGGTCACGGTATCGCTTAGCTTCGCTCTCAAACTTAGTGTATGTAACAAGTTTCTGACTCTGTTTATCCAGATAAGTCTTTACAAACGTATCACCCTTAGTGATAACCCATACTTCTTGAAATTTTAAAAGTGGCATGTGTTCAGTTTCCCTAAGAGTGTGAAACTTACGAGAACAAACTACTTGGTTTTGAGACTTTTTACTAGTTACTTTTATGGGTTTTGTTATTGTTTGCAGTTTATCTTTATCTTTTAGAGTTTTTTGAAGATTTCGTGCCTTATTTGCTGCTTGAAACGGTGTAGGAAACATTTCTGAAGTCAGCTGAATCTTATTGCTTAACTTTACGCAGCCGTAAAAGCCGCCCTCACCCTTCAAAGTAAATACGAGTTTACTCGGATTTGCATCGTGGATAACCGAAGCAGCACTGAGCAGCTTACGCAAATTTAAAGTTGTCAACTGCTTTTCCATACGAGCCTTGGTAATTTTGGCAAAGGGTAACTCAATGTTTACCTGTTGTCCAGCAAAGCTAACCGCATTTGTTCATGCCTTGAAGTCAGTTTTGAACCATCCCAAATTACGTCTACGTAGATTCGCCTTGCCCCTTTTAAGTTTTGTATTACACCTACGGACGAAACAGTGCCTGAACGTGTGGCGCTCAATATCCGCAGAACTCTGTTCTTAGCTGCAGTCGAAATAGCTGGTCCTACACACAATTGCCTCATCCGATTAACTTCTGTAACCCTGTCGCCTTCCTTAAATTTGAAGCTTAGTTCGCGAGGCTTACTCATTTCTCCGCCCATGTGTCTGCGACCGAAGCGTCGGCTCTTGAAGGAACAATTTTTAAGATAGTCTCGGCTGCGAGTTTCATTGAATTTTCAAGGATTTCTTTATATTGGATGGCTTTGTTCTCCTTAACTTCGAGCACAATTTCGTCGTGCACACAGGCCACTAATAGCGCATCCTCGTCTAGATATTTTCCTAATTCAGCTAACGAGAGCTTGAGTATATCCGCCCCAGCACCCTGAATCAGAGTGTTTGCACACGCAGTCATGATGGCGTCGTCATACGAAAGGAGCCTTCGTCTACCTAGCGGCGTGCGTACATAACACCAACCATCGGCTACCATGGCTGATCGCTCTCGGTGCCATTCACGCAAGCGTGGATAAGCTGTGTGAAAAGCTGTATGCGCGACTTTTGCGTCTGATAACGATATTACTTTTCCTGACTGGGCAGCGTAAGTCTTGTACTTCCGATAACCCATGCCATATAACAAAGCGAAGTTAAGTGTTTTTCCGTCTTGCCTCTGATGTTTCTTGACGTCTACAGTAGGTATCCTGTAAATTAAACTTGCTGTAACTGTGTGTAAGTCCTGTTCGTTTTTAAAAGCCTCAATCATCTGAGGGATCTTAATTAACTCTGCGCCTAACCTAAGTTCAATTTGAGAGAAATCGCAAATGACTAATTTGAAGCCTGGTGCTGCTTTAAAACAACCCCTAAACTCGCTGCTTCTTGGTATCTGCTGCGCATTAATGGCGAATTCTGTTTTTTCCTTTCCTGCCGTTTGTTTCTTCGCACCTGACGATGTAAACCGTCCGCTGTTAGCCCCATACTGATTATATCCACTATGAATACGGTGAGTTAAGGGATTTATATTACTTATGACTTTTTCTATATGCTCTAGTTTAGTTTCTATTTTGACTCTCTTTCTGTACATGTTTAGGATTACGTTATCACTGTCGAATTCACTTAAAGCAACTTGTGAGAGCGTGGGCTTACCTGTGATCCCATTCGTAGGTAGCTCGATAGCTAGAGCTTCAAAAAGACGTATGCACTGTGTACCTGAGCCGGGGTTAAATTCTTTTTTTGGTTTCTTTCCTATTAGGAGTACTCCGTCGGGATCTCGCGGAAGTTTTAGGTCGAGGGGCAATGCGTTATCAAGCGCCTCACAAAATTCTTTAGTTTTATCCTTTAGTTCTTTACTTATACTCAGCTTTAACTCTAGTAAATTTGTAACATCGACATAGAAACCTTTATGACACATCATTGCCACGGATCGTATACATTTTGACTCCAGTGAGTAGATGTCTAGTAAAGATTCGTCAACAAGTTCTTTTAGTTGGCTTGCCGCCACCCTCGGCAGCAGATCAACGTCTGTCGCTGCGTATTCAATTTGTTTCAAACTAAGATCTGGTACTGTCCAATCTGATCTCTGTTCTTCTTTACTGAGATCAATGTCTAATCGGCGGAGCACAACGGCTTTTAAACTACATGAGACGTCCGCAAAATAAGGTTTTTTTGCCTGCGGACTGATTCGCTTTTCTTTAAATCCAGCTCTTAAGCATCTTTCAGCAATATATGTATCAAATATTTTGTTTCTGTAATCAATACCTAACTTCAACAAGAACTGAAAGTCAAAATTCATAGAGTGAGCTACGAGCATCTCGCAGTTCTCGATTAACTGTTTTAGACCGCTGTGATCCGGTATCTTATGTAGGTCAAAAACAAAGACAGTCCTG